CCCACACTGAAATCGTGTGAGGGAGACGAGTTCTGAATTCCGAGATTCCCCTCGAAAAACTGAATATTCGTGCTGACCATCTCTGTTGATATAAGGGTATAAAATAAATAATTGTGGAGTTACTAGTATAAGAAACTTATTTCATCGGAACCACCCTTTGTAATTTTAGAAACTTTGCCGTCACTGTGTTGTGAAACATATTCGATAAACAGATTATAGTTTCCTTCGGACGTTAAATCGATAGTTGGTTTGATAAATACAGTAGTTGTGTTACTTGTAACCACTGACGACCATGGATTTGTATTTGTGTTCCCAAATACGGCGGCTGGACCTCTTGCTACATCTAACGGGGTTCCACCAGTTCTATGTCCACCACTAACTTCTATAGACATTGTGCTAATTTCATTATCAGCGTGGATAAGGTGAGCCACGATCTTGGCATAGAACACGTGTTGGGTGAAAACGACCCCTATAGTTCCATTTGCTATACTAGTTCCGTTTGCGATGGTATTCGTATAACTATAGGTTTTTTTACTCACACCACCGGGATTTGTGATTAATCCCTTTACGTGGAACAATTCTGAGTTTGCTAATTCTTTTCGTATACTTGGAAGTTGATAAACTTTCGCATAACCAGTGACGTCAGCTGAACCATTTTTCCCCGAACCTACAATAAAAGTTTTCCCATTATTGGATATTGAAACGAACGTGGGATCGGTATTGTTCAGAGTTGAACCAACCTGATTCCATGACCCCCCAGTGTATTGGTATACTTTCACTGCCCCGCTAAAGTTTGTCACGTCTTTGTTATTTTCGGTAAGAACGAGGTGGGTACCATCACCTGATAAGGAAACACCAGTTCCAAGATAAGAATTGGAGCCACCAAGTATATCAGAACCAATTTGAGACCAGGACGTTGTGCCACTATTGTATTCCCAAACATTGACACGTCCATCATGAGAGGAATAACCATAGGCACCTATGGCTATTTTTGTTCCATCAGCAGATAAGGATGCTGCTATGCCTAAATATTCAAAAGATGCACTCCCTTCAAAGGTGGCTCCAATCTGACTCCAAGACCCTCCACTATATTCGAAAACTTTTACTTCTCCTGCTCGTGACCTAGCTGGATTTGTTGCGTTTTGTTCATAGGTGCCTATAGATACTATTGATCCATTTTGGGATAAAGAAAGTGAAGCCTTGTTCGAGAACGTGCTATCTTCTGTTCCATTAATAGACAATCCCAGTTGAGACCAGGTTCCACTACTATATCGATACACAGTCACTTTCCCAAAATCGGTCCCAGCATCGTCATTATATGCAGAAGCTGCTGCAATTGTATTGCCGTCACCCGAGATAGTAACTGTGTGTCCTAACCCGTCACCAAAGCTAAAGCCGGAGCCACCAGCCGCACCCGTGTCAACTACAGTTTCACTCCAAGCTGTTCCATTCCAATCATACACATATACCCTTCCACGTAGGTTTGTGTTTCCAAAACCACCATATCCTGGAGCACCCACGACCAATCTTAAACCGTCGCTCGAAACAGACGCAGACTGTCCAAAATAATCAAGTACACTGTCACCATCTAGGTTACCTCCACGCTGTGCCCATGCCCCCCCTGTGTTTACATATACCTTTACCTGTCCTTTGGAGGGAAAAGGTCCGGGCTCTTCTCTCCCTCCAACAGCTATAACACTACCATCACCAGATATAGAAACTGCTTCACCCAAACGTGTATTAATGTCGCCACCATTAAAAGTGGAACCAATTTGTTCCCATTCAGAACCCGAGATGGATGAGAATTCTGTAGACACTAAATTATTGTGGTAGATATTACCATTTAATTTGAGGTGACTACCGACTTCTATATTTGATGTGGTGATTAAACCGGTTGTATCATTTGTAAACTGCACGGTATTTGAAGTTGTGTTTCCGAAATCGGATACAGACTGCATTGTTGTAGCTATACCAGTGAGTTCACTCCCATCACCCAAAAACTTTGTGGCTGTAACGTTGCCTCCAACAACTATGTTACTTGTAGTGACTAGACCTGTGGTGACATTTGTAAGTTGGAGGGTGTTCGAGGTCGTGTTTCCAAAATCGGATACGGATTGTAGTGTTGTAGCTATACCGGTGAGTTCACTTCCATCACCCAAAAACTTTGTGGCTGTAACATTGCCTCCAACAACTATGTTACTTGTAGTGACTAGACCTGTGGTGGCATTTGTAAGTTGGAGGGTGTTCGAGGTTGTGTTTCCGAAATCGGATACAGATTGTAGTGTTGTAGCTATACCAGTGAGTTCACTCCCATCACCATGTAGGTAGGTGGCTGTGACGTTACCAGTTGTTGCCAAGTCACCATACACTTTAACACGGAGGTCTTCGGAGGCGAGGGGCACGATGGTTGAACTACCCGCACTACTTTCGGTGTAAGCCATTACGAGTTCATCACTAGATTCTAAATATCCAACAGCTACATTTGAATCGGGTCTATTCATAAGAAGACCCAAATCTAGGACTGCATCGGAGGAAGTATTATTCTTTCCAAGTTCGACGATAGCATCTGTGATGTTTAGGTTTTGTGTTGCAATTAAAGTCACATCACCCTTGAAATGTATATCTCCACCTACAGTTAGATCTTCACTAATATAGGTGTTTCCCAAAATATGCATGACATTTGAACCATCATCATCTATGTAAACATTTGAACCAACTGTCAGCGTATGACCTTGTGGATTTGTGTTAGCTATCGAGCAGGTTGGTGCGATGTATACCACATTTGATGTTGGTGCTAGGAACTGTTGGTTTCCAGCATTTAAGACCATTGTATGTTCAGCCTGGTCTTTGATATCCTGTTTTTTAACTTGACTACCTAGACGAACTCTTGTAGAACGTTCAATAGTTGGTAAATTTTTAACTCCACCCCTGAGACGGAGCACCAAGTGAAGTGTAGATTCTTTCTGAACGTTGTAATCGGCAAGTGTTCTACCATCTTCTAATTGTTTACCCGCAAAAATAAGACGTTGTTGATCGGGTGGGATTCCCTCTTTGTCTTGTATTTTCGATTTGATATTATCTATGGTATCAACAGACTCGACTTCAAGAGTTATTGTTTTACCTGTAAGTGTCTTGACAAAAATTTGCATACTTACTATTATTATATGTTCGTATTTTAATTTGCATAAAGTAGACCAGCCATCCCATTTTCAATTCTCAAAATATTATAGTTGACTGCATAAATTGGGTCGTTGATTGGTAGAGTTTTACTCATGAGTTTGACTGAATTAAGACGACTAAAGTTCAATGTTCCTGTAGGTTGAAGTGAACTGGTTGATAAACAGAAGCAATATAAAAAGAAATCTGGGGACGTTACAAAATTTGTATGATAAAAGTTCATTGCATCTACAAAGTGAGGTTGACACCATTTATAGTTCGATGTATCAATACCATTTATATTTAACTTGACTTTATTTGATGTTGACGTTAAAGCTCCGTCATGTTCAGTGTTAGAACACGCGATATATTTAACGGGGTGACTAAATGTAAGTTCTTGAACGAGTTCATTTGAGGCTTGATTCTTTTGAACTTGAGTGATAAGCATATCGTGTTTCCGTGATGCAAAGCTTCCTCTTTCTTCATTATCTAAATAATAATAATTAGCAAATACTTCTATATTGTATGCACTTGCATTTGGTCCCCAGTAGATTCTAAGTTCAACGTTGTGATAATTAAGGGCTACTAATGGTAATGCACATTTGGCACCTTCACAAAAGAAAAAACGGAGGGGGTAAAAAAATGATGATGCGCTTGCACCTGGATGTGTACCATTTGAACTTTTTGAAACATTTTGTGCAAATGTATCAATGGCGATATTTTCTGTAAAAATTGAATCTTGGGTATCTATGACTGAACCACCAATCAGAAGTTCAACCTTATCTACTAGGGTTGTCCAATCTTCAATTGGTAAAGATTCATTCATGTTATCAGCAACCATGTAAACGTAACCTAAAAGATCACCTGTTTTTTCAATTTGAACACTGGATAAGGAATTATTTTTCACCGCTCCAAGAATGGTTTGTTTTTCCGTGGATTGTGAAAAATTAGCATGTCTTTTGAATGTTGAACTAAAGAAGGATATTTCCGGGTTACCCACAATATATTCATCCTGGGCACCGATAGCGATCAATTGAACAATACCAGCAGACATGGTATACTACTCTAAGGGGAGAAAATTACAGATTGGGTTTCCTACACACGAAACGGAGGACTATAAAATTATTTTCGGCGGGACTTGGTGGTTCAATGAGAAGACCATCCTGATTTCTTATTTTAACTGTTAAACGACTAATTGTTCGAATGGGGTTTATATACTGGGTTACGATTGGATAGTTGTCTCTAAAACTGATTATTCCAAGATCATCTGTTGTTACGAGGCTCGCAAAAGAACCTCTTATCATACTCATGTCAGACTGCCCCGTGAGAACATTTGATGCTCGGTCGGAGAAAATGGAATCAAGTTCTTCTATAGAAATATAGCAGTGTTCACTCCCATTTGACGGGGTAACTGTGTTAATTCGAGCGGCAATAAGTCTAGCCTGAACAACATTGTGAAGTGGTTGGTTCAAAAAACATGTAAATGTATTTGCACTGGACTGACCAATCGTATCAACTGTGATTGTATGATACTCATAGTTGAGGTCTGGGATCATTTCCGTTGGCGATGTGATGAGAGCCATTTATAGTTAGTTTAGATTAAAGATCCACCAATTCCTTCGGCAATCTTATAGGAAGCATGGTCACCTACAAGCTTTTGGGCGCCACAGAGACCACCTGGGGTTAGGCTCTTTGTGTAGGGGCTGTCTTCCTTACCCGATCCTGGTACACATTCCATGCGGTTCTCGAGATCGAAGATGGATTTGTCACTGACAATTTCGATCTCGATTGGCATGGGCTGGTATCTGCTGCTTTTCTTCACGATACCTAGAACCGATATGATTGAAAAAAGTATGACGATGGATGTGAGAGCATTCCTATTGGTCTTATTGAACTTGAACATTTATAATGTGTCAACATTTTTTATAAACTGCGTTAAAGGTAATTTTTTTAGTTTCTACATAAAGAGTAGATGGATGAAGAAATAATCATCGACCGTGGACATACGACTGTTATGAAATTGGACGCCGACGAGCAAGCCCTGATGGATGAAATTGAGATTTCAGCCCCCCGTCCCCAGCCTGTACCCAGACCCGCTCCTTATCGACCACAGAGACCCATGCATCAAGAACAGGAAACGATGGATGCCTTTGTAAACCCCAATAAGCAAACAGCTCCAAGGCAACCTATACAGGAGGAGGAGATTGATTATGGTGAGGATGAACCTATGTTTTATGATGATGGGGAGCCCCAAATGAATGGCGTCCCTCCAGGTGAGCAACCCTCTAAGGGGTACACATCAGTGGATGAGGAAAAGTCGGATCTCATCAATAAGTTGACACGCCTTGAGAAGAAAGGTTTCGCTGTGAATAAGCGCCTGAATGCATACTCAAATGTTGAAGAACTTAGGGCTGAGGTTAAGAGGATTACCTACAGCATCGATGTGGAGCAGTCTATTCGTTTCTCTAGGCGAATGTTGGTGGCGTGTGTGACTGGTCTAGAGTTCCTCAACAAGAGGTACAACCCTTTCGAGATTCAGTTGGAAGGCTGGTCTGAGTCTATCATGGAGAATGTCGATGACTATGATGGTGTATTTGAGGAACTGTATGTCAAGTATCGGTCAAAGGTCAGTGTAGCCCCAGAAGTCAAGCTCATCATGATGTTGGGTGGTTCGGCCATGATGTTCCACCTGACCAACTCGATGTTCAAGTCGGTGATGCCCAATATGAATGATGTGATGAAGCAGAACCCAGACCTAGTCAAGAATATGATGAACGCTGTTCAGAATACAACACGAAATCCTGAGGGACCGGCCACAGAGGCTCCAGTTGGTGGGACAGGGCAGTACGAGATGCAGGGTCCAGGTCTAGACATTTCTAGTTTGATGGGGGGCATCATGATGCCACCTCCACCCCCAATGAATACTACACCCCCCACAATCCAAGAAGAGGAAGACGTCTCCGACATCATGTCTGTCTCTGGTGATTCCACTGGTGGTGAGGTGAAGGAGGTCAACGTGGGGGCCACAAAGACTAAGAGGACCAGACGAAAAAAGAAGACCGAAATTAATCTCTAAATAATATATAAATGATAGCGTACTGTCCGCTTGAGGAGGTAGATCCTCCCGTCCGACAACAGAAAGTTGTCGAAGAACCGGTGGAACCTAAGGAGCCAACGGTTGGTCGCGAAGAAACTGAAATGAATTACGTCATCATGGGTTTCATTGTCGGCGTGATTATTCTCGCCGTCTCTGATTCCATCAGGGCGTAAATGTAATAAATCTACCGAGGGGTTTTCCCCCAAAGTAAATTTAGTATGCGAAAGATGTGAAAACTGTAGTACCAGATTTGATATTGAGAAGTTTTCCACCAAGAGCAGAATGGATTTTCGAATATATGTCATATGAATATCCAACTCCAGTGGCGTTTACGGGTCTAATAGATATAGTGTTAGATGTGGTCGTAACAGTCGGACTCCACGGATTTGGATTTACACCACCGAATAGTTTCTTTATACCTATAGTTATCGGTACAGTAGACACTGTTCCGTCACTTGTTCCACCCTGAAATTCTAAAATCATCGTACTTATACTGGAAGGGTTTGAAGTTTCTCTCAATTGGGTAATTACCCTACCATAAAACGCGTTATTTCCGAATTCCATTGTAATAGTTTTATCTCCAGGTGGTGCACTGGGTGAGATTGTTACTACGTTAGAATAACGTTTACACGCCATTTCTCCATCACCATCATTTGTCACAACACCACCCTTAAATTCTGAATGACCTTCAGAATTAATTTTCAATCGTTCAGTTCCCTTTGTTTTGACTGTGATATTTTGGTTTTCTACGTTCGACGTGGAACCACCCATAGAAATTTCACTTACTTTCGAAGTAGCTGGATTCACAGTCTGTCCCGCACGTAAAGTAAGGCGTTGTGTTTGGGGTTCACCAACGGCTGTTTCTGTTGTATCGGCTCGGAAAACAGCTGAGTTATCGGCTGATACTTCTTCTGTCTTTATTTTTCCCATGTCGATACCACTCGCTGCCGGGGCTGGTGCATCTATGATTACCTTTACTGGAGGAGTATCGAGTTTTTTTGTAAAAATATGTTCCGATAGAATAAGAACACGGGGCATCTCTATATTAGTTACCGAATAAAATACCCGCCATACCGTTTTGTATTCTGAGAATGTTGTAATTTAATGCGTATACAAATATATGTGTATCTGTCCTATTTGACCCCCTTTCGGCATTTCTTATAATAATTTTAGCGTTATCCAATCTACTGAAGTTACATGTTCCACTGGGACTGTATTCCGAAGAATTCATACAGAAATGGAATGGGAAATATCTTGTGTATAGCATTACCTGGTTGTCCGCTCTAAAATCGATATGAGCAAATTTTGATTTCAAATAACTTTCAACTGTATGAAAATACATTGGAGACATACTTTCTAGTAGGGGTGTTCCATTTAATTGGATATCTACGGTTTTAAATGTAAACCTGTCATCTACAAATTCTTCTGATAATGTCCCAAATCCAAAAAATAAAGACTTCACGGGGTGATTAAATTGTGAAATCTCAAGGCTATTGTAGTTAGTTGTACCAAAATCGATTGGATATTCAATTCTTTGGACTTGTGTAACAATCATATCAATTTGACGATTGACAAAACTCTCCCGTTCATCTGTGTCCAAGTACACATAGTTCCCGTATACAGAAATTCTCTTCTGTGCGTCCGTTAGACTAGCTTCTCCAGGTCCATTAAAGTAAGTTGTATCGAAATTAACTTTCACTTCGACTGTGTGATTCTGTAAGGCTACCAATGGTAAATATGCCCCACCATCACAAAAAAAGAAGTGTAAAGGAACAAACGCGATATTACCAGGATTTGATTTTACGTTTATTTCTTGTGATTTAGTCCAGGTATCGGCTAAATAGTTTGCCCAAATATCATTATAATAATCGTAGTGTTGGGAATCAATCTTTTGACCACCAATGTAAAGATCAATTGTTGAATTGTAAAAAAGATTTGAAGAAATGTTAGCTTCCCCGGTTCCTTCAAACCACATTGCATTTATAATGTCACCATAGACCGGGATAGTAATAGAATTATCGGTTTCTGTTATTTCTTTTATAAATTTGGGAGCCTGTGAGAAATTTTTATATCTCGCAAATTTTGTTCGAAAAAATGAATGACCATCTTCACTCGTAATATAAATATCCTGTACACCCTTAGATACTATTTGTATTAATGCACCAGACATTTATTTATTAATTAGATTATAAAAATAGACACTTTCCCTGAGGGAAGTCATCTTTCTTCTTTTCTTCCCCCCCCTTTCCGTGAATATTGAATCCACCTTGGCGGTACACCTTCATTCTCTTATAGTACATCGCTGTAAAGACTGACCATGGGTCGTGAATGTCGTAAATGTGGGGGTTATTTTTTTTACCCTTGGTCTCCCTCATGATGCGTCCAATACTTTGAACAATGTCAGACTTGGGTGAAGCTAAGATTACAGTGTCTAAGGTTGGTATATCCAATCCTTCGTGGGCTTGACTGAACGTCGCGAAGATGATCTTCTTCTTTGAGGATTCTTGGAGATCCTTCTCTTTCATACCACCCATGTAGAGCCCAGAGCTCTTTGGAAAACATTGGTGGAGAAATTCACAATGAAATCTCCTATCGCTTAAAACGAGGAGTTGCCTCGTTCCCACTGAAGCCTTTTTTACAAGTTCTACCAACATTTTGTTCCTATTCCTGTCTTCGATCAACTCTGTGATCATATTGGGCATAGAGATCTTTCCATTTCTCATGGAGGGTGGGGGATTACGGTAATTGAAGCATTCGTAGGTGACTGTAAATACCTCCACCTGTTCCTGATTCTTTCTCTCCACTGCGAAGAATGTGGGTCCCATGAACCAATGGAGGACTTTGGTGAGTCCATCCTTCCTTTCTGGGGTCGCAGAGAGACCGAAAATATGTTTCGGACACAACTTGAAGAGAGATTGACTAAATACTTTGGCACATATATGATGGGCTTCATCTACAATGAGGGTTCCCACACTTTCAAAGTCTCCAAAACTATACTCCTTTAGGGAAAGAGATTGTAACATGGCGATGACAAAGTCGCAGTCAACCTGTTTCTTATCCTGTTGGACGACACCAACTGTAGCCCCTGGACAAAACTGTTGGATTCTCTCCCTCCATTGATCAGCTAGGAACTGTTTATGAACGACAATCATGGTTCTGTATCCCAACGTACAGGCTATTGCCAGGGATACGGTGGTCTTCCCAAAACCACACGGGAGTGAGAGAACGCCATGACCCGCCTTAAGAGCTGCAGCAAGTGCTTCATTTTGGTGTGTTGCGTCTCGAAGGGTACCGGCAAACTTCGTTCTAATCCGAGTGGGTTGGGGTCTTCGATCTTCCTTAGGTTCACCAAGTTTCTCGATACCATAGAAGCGCGGGACACAGATACCATTTTTAGTCGTTTTAAAAACTTTAAAAGGTGGTGGTGGAAATCCGTAATCCCCATTGACTATAGGTCTTACGGTAAGCTCCTTTTTAATTTCTTGGAGGGGTCCCTCACCTGTGAGGTACCCAGTTCTAGTGAGAACTGTCATGTCCTTAAATATCATTGTGAAACTTTAAATATATTCGGAAGAATTAAGAATCCAGGTAAATCCTGAGTGATTTCCAACATTCCAATATCCCTTAAATTCAGTTTCAATCTCCACTTCGTCTCCCTTGACTAACGACTGTATAGGTTTACCTTTGACTTCGCACATCACCCGCCTATATCTAAATGGAACTTTCACTTTGAGGATATTTCCTTCTAGAGGATTGTCTGGTGTACCAGTTGTTGTGAGAAAGTGTTGTTTATAAAGATGAACAGTGTTTATTTTTTTTGAAATATTTTCTGGAATTAAAAAACGAATGTACATCTTCCCATTGTATTCATACATTGGTTCATAAACGGATGCTGAAATTTTCATTGATGTCTATTACGATATACTAAAATTATAACTATAAGTATCATAAGTAAAAGGATTACAAGTTGACTAACTGTAAATGGTTTTATAGGCTTTCGTGTTCCAAAACATTGGTGACTAAGTGACCTAGAAACCTCAACTGCAGATTCTATACTCGAATATGGTGTATGTCTAGGAGACATCATACCACACATGGCAACTTTGGAGCATTTACCGAAAAATGGGAGCTGTCCATACAGACTGAGAACTCCCGATGATTGTGAGAAAGTCCACCCATCATTTTCATTCCAATCTGCACCCCACCCAATTCTTATATCTTCTGGTGGTGGTAAACCAAGTTGTTCAATGACTTCAAGTTTTAACATTTCGGGAGTATTAGATAGAATTTCTCTGGTTATTTTGCATATAACACATGATATAGTTTTCCCGTCCGATAACACTCTAGGTTGTAAATTCCAAGGTGTTGTCGCAGCGATCTCAAGATCGGATTTTATTTTTACAGGTTCGTTATAATCAAGTAAAACATTTATGGCTCCGTATGTACTTTCACGAACCTTCTTATCAGCTTCAGGTCCCCAATTATCTCCCAAAAGTTTTAAAGCTGGACTGTTGTCTATACACAAAAATAAATATCCATCATCTATAGTCGTATTGTTGGATAATGAAGCCTTATATGTATCATCCATATATTCAACCTTTTCAACTTCAACATTGTAAACAAAATTTACACCAGCTTCAATGAGAGCATTTTCCATTTCATCACACATAAAACGTCCAGAACCCTTTTGTGTATAGGGTTTTGAGAGAGCCACATTATTGAGATTATTTACAAATTCATAGGCCGACATAACATCCCATGTAACACCGTCCATTATAAGAGGAAGATGTTCAAGAAGGGTTTTAGCACTTGCACTCACTGTCCCTATAGCATCTTTTAAACTAATACTCCTGTATTTATCTGGTTGTGTAAAAACTTTGAATATGAGGGTCAGTAGTATACCATAATCTTTTACACCAAGAGAATTTTTTAGAAATGTGGTATGCTCACCACCATCTTTAGATGGTTCGAAAACGTCATTCCAATTGATATTCATTTCTTCAAATAAAGAACGTGTATTTACAAAAGCTTTATCAAATACAACTCTATGTGCGTGAATATCTCTCATACCAGTTTCAGGTTCCCACCATGAACCACCAGCCGATGTTTTTTTGTCGTAAATTGTTATGTCATGTTCTTCACCTGAGTGAATAATCTCCCAAGCGAGGGACATCCCCGTAGGACCGGCACCTATTATATGAATCTTCATTCTACTCTTAGTAGATATTAAAAAATATCTTCATATGATAGGTATGTTGAGTATTAGGTGCAATGTGATCAAACCCTTATCAAAACCGACTCAACAGAAGGTAAAAACTTGGAAGTTTGCCGCCAAATTTTTGTGGAAAGAGCGTTTTGTGGAAGACAAAGCGGAGCTTGGCAGGTGGACGAAAGATCAACTTCTCG